ACTACAAAGTGCAGATCGCAGTATTAAACTGCTTTATTCAATGCAGCAGTTTCAAGAGAACTTCTTTGACAACGGTGCTGTGTTTGGATTGGTGTTAACCACTGAAAACACGCTAAGTCAAGTTGCCAAAGAAAAAACAATTGCTTATTGGTTGCAAAAGTACAATGTCAAGAACGGCGGCAAAAAGCCCGTTATCTTGGACTCGGGACTAAAGCCGCACCAGTTAGCCGAAACAAACTTCAAAGACATGGATTTTGATGTATCAATCAAAACTCATGCTGAAAAAATCATGCAAGCTATTGGCGTTCCACCCATTTTATTACAAGGTGGCAACAACGCTAACATTAGCCCAAACCTTCGCCTTTTCTACTTGGAAACAGTACTGCCTATTAATCGCAAGTTTATTAGTGCTGTTGAGCGTTACTTTGGGTATGACGTAGAAGCTATTACTAGCTCAGTTAGCGCCCTACAGCCAGAACTAAAAGATATTGCAGCTTACCACTCAACCTTGGTAAATGCTGGAATTATCAGTGCAAACGAAGCCAGAACAGAATTACGTTACGAGACAAAACCTGGTAACGACGAATTACGTATTCCTGCAAATATTGCAGGAAGCGCAGCAAACCCTAGCACTGGAGGACGTCCCGCCTCCGCTAAGGAATAACACAAAGGGGTATTATGGTAGATAAAAATAAAGTCCTGTTTATTAACAGTTCTTTTACAAAGAGTGAGCTACCTACCGCTGACGGAAAAATTGATAGCGTAACCATCGAAGGATACGCTTCAACAAATGACGTTGACAGACACGGTGATATTGTTCCTGCAAGTGTGTGGGAAGCTGGTATTAAAAATTACTTGAAAAATCCAGTAATTTTGGCATACCACGATCACAGTGAGCCTGTTGGTAGAATGACGGATCACAGAGTAGACGAAAAAGGCTTATATGTAAAAGCCCGTATCTCCGCTGCTGCTGAGGACGTTTTCAATCTTGTAAAAGACGGTGTGCTAACCGCCTTTAGCATTGGTTTTCGCATCATTGATGCGGAATATAATTCAGCCTTAGAGCTGTTTGTTGTAAAAGAACTGGAACTGCACGAAATCTCTGTTGTGTCTGTGCCAGCAAATCAAAATACACTATTTAGTCTTTCTAAGGCATTTGAAACAGCCGAAGAATTTAAATCTTTCAAAATGCAGTTTGCAAGCAAAAGCGACTCAGCTAATGGGCTAGAAGCCTCCAGCGATGTAAACAGCGAAACTATTAAGGAATTGGAAATGACTCCAGAACAATTACAAAAAATGTTGGCCGATGCTGCTACTGCTGCTGCCGAACAAGCCACAAAATCTCTTTTAGCTGCTCAAGAAAAAGCTGCTGCTGAAAAAGCTGCTGCTGACAAAGCTGAAGCTGAATTACAAGACCGCATCAAAGCTGCTGTTGCCCTAGCAACTCCAACTACAACTGGTGGCGAAGCCCTGTTAGCCGAAGTTGAGAAGCGTTTTGCTGCTCAAGCCGACGAAACTAAATCTGTTGTTGCAGGTCTAGAAGCCGCACTAAAAGAAAAAGCTCTTGAACTAGAAGCTATTCAGAAGTCACGTATGCAATTCCAAGACGGCAAGTCTGGCGAAATGTCTTATGCTGACAAAGAAAAGGCCGTTATCCTAGCCAAGATGGCAGGTAAAGCTCTAGCTGACACCAAGTTTGGCGCCGAAATGGTCCAAAAGTACGGTGCTCACCTACCAAGCGCCACGTGGGAACTAGAAGTTTCTACAAACATGGAAAACGAAGTTCGTCGTCGTTTAGTTGTTGCCCCTAACCTGCGTGGTATCACTATGCAGACCAACGTGATGACTATTCCTGTGAACCCAGAAGCTGGTGTTGCTACATGGATGGCTAACACAGCCTTCGGTACTGCTGATTCTGCTGGTAGCAATGCTACACACGCATTAAAAGAGATTACTCTAAATGCTTACAAAGTAGCAACAAACGAATACGTTGCTTACGAAGAAGAAGAAGACAGCTTACTGGCAATTATGCCTGTTATCCGTGACGCTATGGTTCGCCGTGTTGCTCGCGCTGTTGATCGTGCTATGTTACGTGGTGCAGGTACAGGCAGTGACCCAGTTAAAGGTCTGGCAACTTACGATGCAGTAAGCGCCGTTACCTTAGACATCTCTGACGCTGCTAAAATGACAGTTGCAAAACTGCAGGCTATGCGTCGTGACCTAGGTGCCTGGGGTCTAGATCCATCAGAATTGGTTTATATTGTAAGCACAGAAGGTTACTACGACCTGCTAGAAGATACAAACTTCCTAACAGTGGACAAAGTTGGCCAACAAGCTACTCTGTTAACTGGTCAGATCGGTGCAGTTGGTAACACTCCAGTTATCGTAAGTGCTGAATTTGCTGACAAAGCAGCTGACGCAGTTGGTGCTATCTGTTTCAACCCAGGTAACTTCTTGGTTGGTAATCAGCGCGGTCTACGTGTTGATACACAAGACCTAGTAGAAACTCAGCGTCGTGTTATGGTAGCTAGCCTACGTACTGGCATGACACAAGTTACAACAAACCTAGGCGGCGCAGTTTCCGCTCTACGTTTCGTAGCTTAATAAATAAACAAGGCCCGCAAGGGTCTTGTTTTATAAGTGCATATGGTGCACTTATAAAACAAGAGAGGTATGCAGATGGCAGCAAATTTAATTACTCGTGCGGAATACAAAGCATACGCCAATATCTCCAGCACCAATCAAGATACAGAAATCGACGCGATCATTCCAAAAGTTTCGCAGCTTGTAAAAACTTACTGCCGTCGTAGCTTTTTGGACTATGTTGACGAAGCTAAAACTGAGATTTTCGAAGGCGGATACGGTACACTGCTCTTAAAAGAAACACCAGTTACACAAATTATCTCAGTTCAAAAAAGCACAGACTATGGTCAGACTTACGCAAAGTTGACAAAGTTCACAGACTGGGTTCAAAGCAGCGACTACATTGTCAGCATTGACCCACGCGGGTTTGAGCCGCTGGTAAACGGTTATAAAGTTAGCTACTTTGCAGGTTACGAAACAGTGCCTGAAGATTTAAAACTAGCTGTGTTAGACTTGGTTACTTACTACCGCAAAAATGATGGTGCTATTCACTCAAACAAAGCACCAGGCACAAACGCCGTGCAGATTGAGTATATTTCAACAACTAGCTTACCAGCACATATTAAGCGTGTACTAGACATGTACGTGGCGGATTATACCTAATGGCTTTTTATACTCCTACTTGGGTCCGTAAGTTAGTAAAAGAAGACCATAGTAATATACAAGAATACTTAAATAAACAAAACAATGATTTTCGTGATTACATAGACGCTAACACTCCTTTCGTACTATGGTTAGATATAGGTCTAATAAGAGAGCGGATACTGGCCAAAAGCCAGCCATTTATACAAGAACTGGCATTAGCAGTATCGCAGACCAGAGATGTGTCTGATATTATAATTAAGCTGTTAGATAAAGCATATATTGCAACAATAAATGACTACGCTACTAACACAAGATATCTACAAATAGACCAAGATACGTTAACTACTTTGTTAACTACTTTAAGTAACGCTGATTTAGGTTCTATTAAAAAAACTATTGCAGATAACTTTAGCAGGACAATGGTAGTAACTAATGTTACTAAAAAGAATAAGTCTGTTATGTTAATACTCCCAAAATTTACTACACTAAATTTTGGAACTGTATTTAAAAAACAACTAGGCTCCTTGGTTGCAAAATCAAAAGAACTACACGACTCTGCGCCAGTAGCTGCTGTGGGTGGCATGTTTGGCGGATTGGTGAAAGAACAGGCAAACTCTGATAGTTCTGAAAAGTCAAGAATGTTGGCTTTTGTTAACGAAAATTTTGCAAAGCTACAGAATATTGGTCACGTAGAAGTTGATGTAATAAGTGAAGCAGATAAAAAAGTTATGCGCGGACAGAATAGTCCAAGACTTATACAGGCATTAGTAACTCTACCTAACGATATTACTCGTTTTGAGAAACTACAGTTAAAATTTAGTAAAGAAACTGGCCAGGCAGCTACTAGGGTAAAAGTTCGCAAGAAGTTTAGTGGATCAAAGCTGGTATTTGAACTGCTAATAGAACATGGACTAGCAGTCGGCGTGCCAGAAACTCAAGAGGATAACCTATATAAGGCAAAACTTGAGAGGGCCTTTACTATAGGACGTGGACTATCTAAAACAATCAGAGACAATCCAGGACTTTTATCGCAACTAGAGACGTCAAAGTCAGTTATACAGTATGTACAAGAAGTATTGATTAATACTCTTCTTAAAAAGCCTATTAAAATTTATACTAGTAGTACTACTATAGAACAAAAAAGTAAGGTTACTAAAACTAAGGTAACTCCTCAACTATCTAAAGCTTCAAAACAGTCCAGCGTACCTTCTTTAGCAGGAAGAGGTCTTATAAATAAAGGTGCTACGAACCTAATTAATCTCCAAAACCTAATCAACCGCCAATTGCAGGATGTAATTAGTGCTAACATGGGTGATGGAGACAGTCGTAACATCCTAAACTACCGTACAGGACGATTAGCTGCAAGTGCCAAAGTTGAGCGCATGAGTGAAAGTCGTGCAGGCATGATAACCGCATTTTACTCGTATATGAAAAACCCATATGCAACATTCAGTGCTAGCGGCCAACAACAAAATCCTCGCTCACGTGACCCTAAATTGCTAATATCAAAGTCAATTCGTGAAATTGCAGCAACTCAAGTTGCTAACCAACTAAGGGCTGTTAACATATGAGCCGTAGAACTTCAATAATTCGTGCACTAACAGAAAAGCTCAAGGCCATTGATGGAAATGCACCATATCAAACCAATTTATTTAACAACGCTTATGCCAAGCTAAAGTTCTGGGACGAAGTCGAGGACTTTCCCAGCGTTTACCTTACACCTGGTTCAGAACAGCGTGAATACTTACCAGGCGACTTTGCTTGGGGACACTTAGGCGTTTCCATCAAACTCTACTGTCGCGGCGAAGAAGCGCAGCAAGAGTTAGAAACTCTCTTAGAAGACGTTGAGCGATGCGTTGACAGCAACCGTGTGTTAGCTTATGACGAACGTGGCTACGAAACTACTGAAATCTTAATTCAGTCTATTACAACTGATGAAGGGCTCTTGGCCCCTTATGCGGTCGGAGAAATTAACTTACAGGTCCGATACCAGATTATGTAAGATCTTGCAACAAAGCACCAATAACAGATAAATGTCTAGTTAAAGTGCGGCGATGCCAAACTAAAAAGGAAATGAAATATGTCATTTAATTTAATTCGTAATAGTCGTGTTTTCTTCACGACTAACGTAAACGCAGAAACAGGTGTAGTAGCTGGTAGTGGATTCTTGCCAACTAACACACGTGAAATTCAAGTGCTAGACGGTTTCTCGTTTAGTCAAAACACTACTGCAGAAACAGTAACCCTAACCGAAGGTGGTGCAGCTCCAGTTCGTGGCCAGCGTAGTTTTAACACTGCACTAGAGCCTGTGGACTTTTCAATGAGCACTTATATGCGTCCTGCTGATGGCGGCGTAAATATCACTTGCGAAGAGTCTGTGCTATGGAACGCTATGTTTGCTACCGATGCAATCGGCGGTACTGCACCAGCTTGGTCTGAAGGAACTTCAGTCGCTACGCTAGTAGCAGGTAATTCTAACAGTCACCAGCTACAAAAATTTGGCTTGATTATTGTTATTGACGGTGTAAGCTACATTATTGACAATTGCGCACTTGATAGTGCTACAGTTGATTTCGGCTTAGACGCAATTGCAATGGTAGCTTGGGCTGGTAAAGGTGCTATCCTGCGTCAGGTTAGTGGTTTAACAGCTACAAGCGGTGCAACGGTTACTTTTGGCGGTGGTCTAAGTGGTACTGCCAAAGGCAAGAATACTACAGCTCCATTTATTGCCAATAAACTAAGCACTCTAACGCTGAAGAAAGAAATTGACGGAACAGGTACTGCTTACACAGTTGCTATCACAGGTGGTAGCTTAACAATTGCCAACAACTTAACATACTTAACTCCTGCTAACCTTGGCGTTGTTAACCGTCCGTTTACTTACTTTACAGGTACGCGCGCTATCAGTGGTAGCTTAAATGCCTACCTACGCGCAGGCAGCACAAACACAGCCGGTCTATTAAGTGACTTGCTAGCTGGTTCTACCACTGACGTTGACCCTGCTTTCTCTGTACAGTTTGAAGTTGGCGGCGCTTCAAATGCTACGCGTGTTGAGTTTGAAATGCCTGCTGCTGTGCTAACAATCCCAACAGTTGCAACTGAGCAAGTTATTTCAACTACAATCAACTTTACTGCTCAAGGTAGTGCTACAGGCGCCTTTGACATTGGAGCAGCTAACGAACTAGAAGTTCGTTACTACACTACTAACGCCGCTTAATCGGCACTTAGTTTTCAAG